GCTTGTATACAGCGCAATCCACCACGCAAACATTAGAAAAGCATACATCCATGCTAGGGATATGAGTCACGATGACACGACTCAGAATGGTTCTATTCTCTACAAACCTAATACGGGTGTTGTTCTTGCATCTGCAAACCAATATCCTTCTGGATTGGTAGTAGAAGAATATATGAGAGAGCGACCAGCAAAGTATCATTTCATCGTCTGTGCTGAAAGAAACCTGATCTATCAGTCTGCGAAGAAAGGAATCTCTCCCACCGGAATGATCATGTACTGTCCATTCATTGCATGTACAGAATGTGCAAAGGCAATCGTCCAGAGTGGTGTGAAGCATCTGATCGGACATGAAAACCTAATGTCCATTGTACCGGATAGATGGATCGATAGAATCCAAGACGGTATCCACATTCTAACATCCGGTGGAGTCAAAGTAGAATTGTGGAAGGGTAGTGCATTCGCTCCCGACGAAAACATCACCATCAAGTTCAATGGAGAGGACTTCTCGCCATGATATACATAAGTACATGGCAGAACTTGAAATCGAACATATCGATTCTGTAGATATTCGTATAAGGTGCGATCGGTCTATCGCTAGAGAACTGTCTGACTTTTTCTCTTTCAAAGTTCCGAACTACCAATTCCATCCTGCGTACAGAAATCGCATGTGGGATGGACAGATCAAACTATACAACATCTACAAGCAAACGATCTATGCTGGACTTCTAAAGTATGTCTTTCAGTTTGCTAAAGATAGAAGTTATGAGATTGATTACAAACCTCAAAGTAAGAAGTCTGATCACTTCTCTGAATCTAATGTCAGAAAGTACATGACCGAGTTCCTAAAACCGTTTGCCAATGGAAAGATCATTCAACCCCATGATCACCAAGTGCAAGCCGTTACACACGCAATTAATCACGATAGATGTTTGCTTCTCTCTCCGACCGGTTCTGGAAAGAGTCTCATCATCTATGCGCTTATGAGATTCTATTTCGATCTTATTCCAGACGACAAGAAGATTCTTATCATCGTTCCAACCACCAGTCTTGTTGCACAGATGAAGTCGGACTTCACAGACTACTCAAAGAAGAACGGGTGGAGTGTCACAAACAACTGTCACACCATCTTTGCTGGTAAGGAAAAGACAGATTCCCGCAAGGTGATTATTAGTACATGGCAATCTATCTTCAAGCAACCAAAGTCATACTTTGACCAGTTTGAAGTTGTGTTCGGTGATGAATGCCATCTGTTCAAAGCAAAGTCACTCACCGGAATCATGACAAGTCTAACAAACTGTCCATACCGAATCGGAACAACAGGAACACTCGACGGATCACAGACACACAAATTGGTGTTGGAAGGTCTGTTCGGTCCTGTCATGAATGTTACAAGCACAAAGGAATTGATGGACTTGGATCTGCTTTCCGATCTTAGGATTGAGAACATTCTTCTCGAACATAGTAAGAGTAAGGCGAAAGCGTTCAAAGGAATGACATATCAGGATGAGATCGATTGGATCGTACAGAACGAAGATCGCAATAAGTTCATTACTCAGTTGACTTTACGGTTGAAAGGTAATACACTTGTATTGTTCCAGTATATCGAAAAGCAGGGAGCAAAACTGTACGATCTAATCAACACCGCAGCAGCAGATGGAAGAAAGGTGTTCTTCGTACATGGATCAACCGATTCAGAAACCAGAGAAGAAATCCGTCATATCACAGAGAAGGAGTCAAACGCAATCATCGTAGCATCATACGGAACTTTTAGCACAGGCATATCTATTAGGAATCTGCATAACATCGTGTTTGCTTCACCGTCCAAGAGCAGAATCCGCGTACTACAAAGTATTGGACGACAGTTGAGAAAGTCGGAAAACAAAGACTTGGCAAAGTTGTATGACATTGGTGATGACCTATCATGGAAGTCATACAAGAATCACACGATGAAGCACTTTGAGGAACGAATCAAAATCTATGCATCAGAGAAGTTCGAATATAGATTGAATCGTATCAATTTCGACGCAGAAGATTGAAAGGTAGTTATGGAAAACACAGATATTAGATCGATCCGTCTTGAAACCGGAATCCAACTCATCGGAGAAGTAACAAGTGAAAATCGATCATCGATCTATATGAAGAATCCGGCAGAAGTAATCACGACCACCATGTCACACCCACTGACAGGAGAAAAGAAGGATGTAATCGTTCTTCAACTTTGGACCGAATTCACCGAAGATAACACCATCAGACTGCGTAAGGTTCCAATCATTCAGAACGCAAATCCAACTACCGATCTTCTGAAACTATATAACTCACTCATCAAGAGAAAGTCAAAGAAGAACGATGAGATTCCACCACCAGAATCTCTAAAGGATTTGGGTACAACCGACGATCGTGCAGAAGCAAGAAAAGAACTGGAAAACTTGATGGAAATGTTGAAGAAGATTGAGTCTGGTGATGTAGGAAAGGATTCATCACCCCCACCGCCAATGATCAATCCCTTTGACATGATTCATCTGAATCTAACAATGAACCCACATCTGTTTGAGAAATACTTTGCTGATAATCTTCCCGGTATGTCAAACTTTGATGAAGATGATATTGATGATTGGGTAGAGGAAGAATATGAAGATGAAATTAGGAAATGGGAAGAATCGAATGGGTCAAACTCTGATGAAGTAGATCATGGTCCTAACTTCAATGATTGGCCTAAGACTAGAGAAGATTGGTTCTAAAGGCATTCTAAGAGTAAGCCTCATGCCCCCTTGCTCTTGACAAAGCGATTGTACAGAAATCCAGAAAACCGTCAAGAGAAATCTCAGAAATCACTTGAAATTTTCAAGATTTCTTCTACAATGACTTCATGAACCAAACAGAAGGACAATCATGGCTAAAAAGAATTCTCACTATATCGACAATGAAAGATTCTTCGATGAAATGTGCAAGTGGAAGAAGGAATATGACGAGAACAAAGAGAAGGGATTGGATCCCCCTCGGTTGACAGAGTACATTGGACAGTGCTTTCTCGATATTGCTACTAACCTTGCACGCAAAGAAAACTTCATGAACTACCCCTACAAGGAAGAAATGATATCCGATGGGGTAGAGAACTGTGTGATGTATTGTTACAATTTCAATCCAGAGAAGTCTAAGAATCCATTCTCTTACTTCACACAGATCATCTACTTTGCTTTTCTTCGAAGGATCGATAAGGAAAAGAAGCAAACATACACCAAGTATGAACTTATCATGAACAGCGATGTCAGTGGAGATTATCGAAACTTCCTATCTGCCACATATAACAAAAAGAATACAGAAGAACTTATTACCGAAGAAGAAGTTCTCGAAAAGCATCTGGACATCACACCCAACGACATCGATAAATATTCCAAGAAAACCAAGAAAACTGATAAAAAGCAATCCATAACTGGATCAACATTAGATGGGTTCCTATCATGACAGAGAAATCAGAAGGACTTGGTGATTCAATAGAGAAGATCACCAAAGCAACTGGTATCAAGAAGGTAGTGGACGAGGTTTCGAAACGCACTGGTAGAGATTGTGGATGCCAGAAGCGAAAAGAAATGCTCAACAAGAAGTTTCCATACAAGAAGTGAGTCGTAAACAGTATGAAGGTTGCAATCATTTCAGATACGCATTTTGGTGCGCGGTCAGATAATCAGGTATTCATTGATCACTTCATTCGATTCTTCGATGAAGTGTTTTTTCCATATCTGGTTGAAAACAATATTGATACAGTTCTACACTTGGGCGATCTTATGGACCGTCGTAAGTTTGTGAACTTCAACACACTGAACAACTTTAGAACGAGGGTCATGGATAAGTTCGAAGAACTTGGAATCAAGTTCTATTGTCTTATCGGAAACCACGATGTCTACTATCGCAACACCAATGGTGTGAACTCTCTCAAAGAGTTGTTCTCGAATCGATACGAGAACTTCACGGTCATCGAAGATCCTATCACACTTCAATTTGATGGGACCAAGATTGACATGATCCCGTGGATCAATAAAGAGAATCATGATGATATTATGAAGTTCATCAAGAAAAGCAAGTCTAGTATCTGCTGCGGTCACTTTGAACTAGATGGGTATCAGGTTCTACGCGGTGTGAATTTCGAAGGTGGGATGTCGGACAAGGTTCTGAGTCGATATGAAATGGTTCTGTCCGGTCACTTCCACAATCGTCAGGAAAAGAACAATGTTCGTTATGTTGGGACTCCATACCAGATCACATTCTCTGATCTTGCGGAGCGCAAGGGATTCCATGTTCTAGACACGGCAAACAGATCTATTGAATTCATTGTGAATCCGAACGATATCTTCCTTCGATTTGATTATGATGATGTGAACAATGGTCCGATGATTGAATCGTTTGTTCGCGAGGAACATAAGCAACTCACGAACAAGTACATTCGGATGTATGTGAAGAACAAGAAGAATCCTTATCTGTTTGATCAGACTATCGATCGTTTGTACGCAGACGGTGTTATCAGCATAACCATCGTAGAGGAATCTACTATCGATCAGATCAAGGATGATGATGTTGTTGATCTTGCACAGGACACGCTCAGTCTCATCAACAACGAGATAGATAATCTAGATCATGTGGATAACAAGGGAAAGTTGAAGAACATAGTCAGGGAACTATATTTCGAAGCACTCTCACAATGAAGATTGACAGATGCTACTGCTTTGATATAATGTTCAAGGACATCTCCAAAGAGAAGTCGTTGAAGGATGTTCAGAAGAAATATCCATGCGGGAAAAAGTGTGGGTTGTGTACACCATACATCAAAGAAATGCTAAAGACTGGTGAAGTCACATTCAATAGGATTATTAGAGAAACATGATTATCTTCAAGAAGGTGAAGTTCAAGAACTTTGGTTCGTTCGGAAACTACTTCACAGAGATCGATCTGCAAGCGAATCGAAAGAATCTAGTCTCCGGTTCGAATGGACACGGAAAGTCTTTTGCTTTCCTTGACTCTATTACATTCGGGTTGTACGGGAAACCGTTTCGAAAGATCAACATTCCACAACTTGTAAATACCATCAACGAAAAGAACTGCCTTGTAGAAGTGGAGTTTGATATCGGTGATGATTCATATCTTGTGCGCAGAGGAATCAAACCAAAGATTTTCGAGATCCACAAGAATGGAAATCTGATCGATCAGAATGCAAAGGCGAAAGACTACCAGAGATTTCTAGAAGAAACCATTTTGAAGATGAACTACAAGTCATTCACTCAGGTAGTGATTCTTGGTAGTTCGTCTTTCATTCCATTCATGCAGTTACCGGCAGCAGATCGTAGAAGCGTCATTGAAGATATCCTTGACATCAACATCTTTTCTTCTATGAATGGACTTCTCAAAGAGAAGGTTGCAACTCATCGAGAAGAACTTCGAGACTATGATTATCGTCTGGACTTGATGAGAGAGAAAATCAATGTTCAGAGAAATTATATCAATACTCTCAAGAACAAGTCTGATGTTGAATTGAACTCTTTCCTGTCTGAACTTGACACAACCGACGAACTCATAGAGTCAACACAGAAGAAAATACACGAACTAACCAAAGAATGTGATGACCTATTGAATCAGGCTCCAAAGTCTAAGGATGAAACAATCAAGAAGTTGACCAAGATGCAAACGCTTCATGGTCAAATGAAATCAAACATCAACAAGATCAACGAGAGTATTGATTTCTTCGACGAGAATGATAACTGTCCTACATGTTTTCAGAAGATAGACAAGGATTCTGAATCTATCGTTCAGTACATTGACGGCAGAAAGACTAAACTCACAGAGATTGAAGATGGTATCGATAAGATCGAAGAACTGATTGAAGATGAAAAGAAGTATCTGACCAAGTTGGAGGATCTTTCAACGAAGGTTCAGAAGAAGCAAGAGAAGATTTCAGAACTGAACAAGCAACTGTATTCTGCAAACAACTACAAGAGCAAGTTGCAAAAGAAGATAGAGGAACTGAAAAAGTCTGGACCGGAAGATAAGGAAGCACAGAAGAAGATCGAGGAATTCGAATTTGAACTCAAAGAACTAGAATCTTCGAAGAAGGACATCATCGAAGAACTCTATCTCTATGATATTGCTGCGTCTATGTTGAAAGACAGTGGTATCAAGAGAAAGATCATTCAGCATTACCTTCCGGTGATGAACAAACTCATCAACAAGTATCTGTCTGCAATGGATTTCTTTGCGAACTTCACGCTCGATGAAGAATTCAACGAAACCATCAAGAGTCGGTATCGCGATACATTCTCTTACATGTCGTTCAGTGAGGGTGAGAAGTTGCGTATCGACCTAGCATTGCTTCTAGCATGGAGAGAAGTTGCAAGGATCAAGAACAGTGCAAACACCAACATTCTCATTCTGGACGAAGTTTTCGATTCTTCGCTAGATTCTGTTGGTACAGAGGAATTCCTGAAACTACTTGAAACCATCTCTAGCAATGCACATGTATTCGTTGTGAGTCACAAGGCAGATCAGTTGGTTGATAAGTTTGATGCTATGATTACATTCGAAAAGAAGAACAACTTTAGCAAGATGATTGTGGGGTGACTTTGAAACCATTCTATGAAAGAAACACATATGTCGTTGACAATCCAGAAGTGAATGTATATTTCGAGGATATCTTGTCAATGTCAGAAGATGAGTTTCGTGATTGGGTTATTCTTCTTCGTAAGACTGTAGTTGATTCTCATGTCAACCACGGATGTAGTGCAAAGATGGGAAAGGATGAATCAGAGATCATCGACAACTGGAACAAGTTGGAAACTTTCCCTGTTCATAAGTTCGAACATAAGGATGAACTTTCAGATGCAGATTACATGGATGTAATCATCAACACAACCAGAGGCGGTTCTGAGGTTGATCAGTTCTTTCCTAACATGATGCGAACTCGCATCAACTATGGTGTATCAGATAATGGATATTCAATATTCGATTTGTTCAATGAAGATCGTTTCTTAGAGAAGATGGTTCGAACTTCGAAAAGACACTACCGCAGGGATTCGTTCTACCACTATTCCCTATCGTCTCGCAAGAACAACATTGATATATCTGTAGTCGATGTGAATACAGGAATTGAATGGATACTTGCATTCTTCGGGAATCCAAAGATTTTCCGTGGATATGACTTCTTCTTAGAGGAAACCAAGAAGAAGGAAGATAAGAAGAATTCTGGTTACAGTCAGGTTGAGTATGATGATATTCTCTCATTGAGTGCGGACGAAGTTAGGTCTGTGTTAGATTCTGGTGTGTTGAAGCATCGTCACCTTTCTAATATTGATACAGAAAATCTGAGTGACGACAATCGATATGTGATTCGAATCTACAAGAAGAAGCAAAGACTCTTTCCCAAGGCGTTTGCATCGTTTCGTATTGGATACATTCAACCGGCAGTAAACTTTCCTGCTATGACTGCGAAGTATCTCTACGAACGGTACACAGATCATCTTATCGGTAGAGAAGAACCGATTCGAATCTATGATCCGAGTGCGGGGTGGGGTGGTCGCATCTTGGGTGCGATGTCTGTACGAACCAACAGAAAGATTCATTACATTGGAACCGATCCGAATCCAGAGAACTACTTCGATGATGGATCATCACGATATTCGAACGCAATCGATTTCTATCATACCAAGACTACCAAATCGAATCCGTTCTTTAGTGATCAGCAGACATATGAACTCTACATGTTGGGTTCAGAAGTTATTCAAAATGATGAAAACTTCCAAAAGCACAAAGGTAAGATTGATCTAACTTTCACATCACCGCCATACTTCAATCGAGAAGCATACAGTGAAGATGAAAATCAATCATTCAAGAAGTTTGGAGACTCGTATGCTTCGTGGAGGGATGGGTTCCTAGAACCTACGATCAAGACTATATGCGAATGGTCTAGAGACGGAGCGTATGCACTTTGGAATATCGCCGATATTCTTGTCGGGGGTGAATACTTCCCGCTGGAGGACGATTCAATTCGATTCTTTGAGAAGTATGGCATGAAGCATATTCAACTTCTCAAAATGGCAATGCAGGGTATGCCCGGACAGAACCGAGTGGATGAAGATGGTGTTCCCAAATGTAAGAACTTCTGTAAGGTAAATGATACCTACTACAAGTATGAACCGATATTTGTTTTCAAGAAGGGTTGACATGGGTAACTAACCTGTCTACTATACTGTCATGAGGAAATCCAAACCCCGAATTGTTGTCAAGAGTAGTGAACCGTCGTGGGACGAGTCCGAGATCTTGGATCCGGTTCGTCGTGATGTGATCCTGTTGAACTTTCTTTCTTGGTATCGGAACAACCGATCTGTTTCTGATTATAAGAAGTGGGTCAAGGAATACGCAAAGAAGAACAAGATCAAGGGAGTCGTGGTAGACACCGAGACTATCAATTCTGTGAACCCACAGGCATTCTTCTATTGCAGACTTTCTAACATCGGGTTCCCGATCAATGATCATGAAAAGAAGATCATTGAGGATAATCTGAATCGGATGAAGAAGGTCAAGAAGAAGGAAGTTGCAAAGGATACTGTCAGCATCCAAGACAGAATGGATCAGAAGGCAAAAGAGAAGGTTGGTGACATCCTTTCCATCGTCGATGATTTCGTTCTTACCATCCGTGATCGTAAGAAGTCAGAGGATAAGAACTGCCTTTTCATTGATTCTTGGATTCAGTCTAATGAAATCAATCCAAAGATCGCTAGTCGTATGGTTCCAGACATCAAAGAGGACCGACAGCAGTTTGTGGATTGCTTGAATGATAAGTCTATCCGTGAACATTATTCTCATCTAACCGATTCTCATATCAAGCGCATTGTGTCTTTCTATGACATGATTCTGGATGCATTCTCCGAGAAGAAAACCGAGAAGAAAATCCGTACTCGCAGAGTCAAGAAAGTCAACCCGGTACAGCAGACTAGTAAAGTCAAGTATCTCTCCGAGACAGACTTGTACGGTGGGGTCAAGTCTATTCTTCCCAGCAAAATCATTGGTGCAACCCGATTGGTTACATTCAATGTTAAGACCAGAACTTTCTCTATCTTTGAGTCATCCGACAAAGATGGGTTGACAATCAAGGGTACTACGGTGTATAATTTTGATGTGAAGAAATCGTTTGCGAAGAAAATCAGAGAAACCTATATCAAGGATCTGTTGACCACGGCATCCAAGAGTGGGATTCGTGCTATTCGTAACAAGTACAACTCGATCAACGCGAAAGAGTTTATTCCGAAGGGAAGAATCAACGGTGATACCCTTCTTGTGTGTGTTTTGTAATGGAGTTTAGTGTTGATTCTAATCGATAACTCTCAGATCGTTCTTAGTCATTTGTTCCAGATCATGAAGCATCGGGGTCAGATTGAGGGTAATGAGGATTTCCTTCGTTCTGTCATTCTATCTTCATACAAGATGTATCGAAACAAGTTTCACAAGGACTACGGTGAACTTGTAATCTGTCACGATTCCGGTGATGTTTGGCGCCGTGACTATTTCCCAAACTACAAGATGAATCGGAGGAACAAGCGGGACACCGATGGTATCGATTGGGACATGGCGTATCGTGTTCTGAGCGATATCCGTGATGAGTTTATCCATCATCTTCCATACAAGGATGTTCGTGTAGAACGCACCGAAGCGGATGATATCATTGCAGTTCTTGCAAGGGAATATGCAAAGACCGAAAAGGTCATGATCGTTTCGAGTGACAAGGACTTCCAGCAACTACATGATCATCCAAATATTCATCAATTTTCTCCTCTAAAAAAGACACTGGTGAAGTGTAAGGATCCTAAATACTACCTGTTGGAACACATCATTCGTGGGGATTCGAGTGATGGGGTTCCAAATGTATTCTCGGATGACGACTCATGCATAAATCCAGACAAGAGACAGAAACCTTGCTTGATGAGCAAGTTTGTCGCTGTGCATACAGAGTACAAAGATACTTCAACCTTCCAAGATGAAAACCTACTACGAAACTGGAAAAGAAACGAAAGAATCATTGACTTGAGCCAGATTCCTGCTAATATCCAGCAGAGTATTCTCGATGCGTACCGGGACGCAAAGGTGCCAGACCGTTCTGGTTTGTTTGACTACTTCCTTAGCAAAGGTCTAGTAGATTTGATGGAAAGTATTCAAGAGTTCTAATATGTCAAAGCAAAGAACAAAGAAGTATAGTCGTAGTTTTCAAGACGAAGAACGAATCGATTTCGAGGACCGCCGAAATCATATTCGATCAAAGCGAAAGATTGAAAAACAGTATCTACGAGATATGCTATCTACTGATGGTTCTGTTGATGATGAAGTGCTAGAAGATTTCGATGAATTCGAAGATAATGTTTGGTAAATGGAGATTATGATGAAAACCAAGTTGAAGATGTCCAAGAACACTCTAGAGGTTCTTAAGAATTTCTCTACAATCAATTCTAACATTCTGATCAAGCCGGGGAACAAGATTAGGACTATCTCTAATCTAAAGAATGTTCTTGCGGAAGCA